TTGGCGTAGGAAACACAGAAGTTGTTACTGGAAATCTTGGAACAGTGGTTAGAAGAATGCAAATATTTGATATAAATGGCAATTCTATAGGATTTATCCCAATTTATAATTCTATAACTTAAACCAAATAAGAAACTGTTATTTGTTGGTTTGTGTCCGAAGTTAAAATAAACTTGTTGTCGGAAGTTGTTAAAATAAACTCCAACATAAAATCCAATGGATCTATAACTTGAATACCCGAAACACAAGGAAGCTGTATATCTACAGCACCAACAAATGAACTAACAAACGGAACACGACTATCTCTACTTAGTTTACCATATCCCGCTTCGTTTTCTATAATAATATCAAAAAAACCATCTCCGTTTGGGTTTTGCGGCATTGTAAATGCTAGATATTTTTCTTTATAAATGTAAAAAGGAACTTTAATTCCTTGAAATGGTGGATTGTCTGCTGATAAATTTTTAACCCCCGAAAAAGGATTCCAAATAGTCGTTCCTTCAAACATAGTTGGACTATTAGAAATTAAATAAACACCACGTATGTCTATAAAGCTATTACCTTTAACCAAAATGTTAAAATTTTGAATAGATGTCAAAAGCGGATTATTAACTACAAATTTATAAGGCTTAACATCGGTAATTTTTGGTTTTCCGTAAATAAAAAAGCGATCCATTGTTAATATTACTTATTAAAGATCTATTTGTTTTTATTTAAAGAAATAAATAAGTATAGTCTAAGTATATTTGAATGAGTTCTGTTTTACCAAATAAATTTCACGGAAGTACCACCTTTAATTCCAAAATTAAAAGCTATAATCATTTAGCTCAAAGAATTCGTCGTACTTTGGGGGAACCATTAGTTGAAATTGAAATAAGCAGCGAACAGATGTATGAGATAATTGATATTGCGGTAGAATATTTTACAAAGTTCGCAGGTGAAACTGAAGAATATCTTATATTTCGCTCAGATTTGTATCAAAGAGGAGTTGGACTTCAAGTTGATAAACTTTTCAACGTTTCTCCAGAAATGTACAACACAATGACAGATTCTTTGAGCGGTGGGTGGGATTCAGATTTGGATGAGTATAGAAGAGTAATAGATGTCTTTTCATTTGCAGAAGGAAACAACTCTGGTGTTAATACACTTTTTACAATTGAACACACAATAGCTCAACAAGCATATTTTGGACATCTTTTAGGTAATGTTGGTTATGATTTAGTTACTTGGCACACTTTAAAAAATTGGATTGATGTCAGAGAAAAAATATTGGGGCTTATGCCTTATTTAAGATTTGATCCTGATACACAGATTTTAAAAATTATTCCAGAACCAAGTAATACAGTTTACTATGGTTTAATAGGTTGCAAGCTCCAAAAACCACTTAAGCATTTAGTTTCTCAACTTTGGGTTTATAGATATGCCTTGGCTTTATCTAAAATAACCATAGGTCATGTTAGAGGAAAATATACAGGTACTAATTTGTTTGGAGGTCAAACTGTAAATGCATCTGATCTTATGAGACAGGGCGAAAAAGAAAAAGACGAACTTGAAAAAGAAATTATGACTGATCTTGTAGATCGTTCCCCAACCCGATTCTTTATCGGTTAAAATGAATAAAAATTTAGGTAAAAAAAATAAAAATTTTGTTCAAGGGATTTATAACCCAAAAAATCCTCAAAAGTATTATGGGAAAGGACAAATCATTTATCGTTCCATGATGGAACTAAAAGCTTTTCGATATTTAGATAATAACCCCAATGTTCTTACATGGTCTTCAGAATCAGTAGTAATTCCTTATATATCACCAGCAGATGGTAGAATGCATCGTTATTTTGTTGATTTGGTAGCAAAGTTAAAATCAAAAGATGGAACAATAAAAAAATTGCTTATTGAAGTAAAACCAGAAAGGCAAACTATGCCACCTACAGAATCTCCAAACAAAAAACAAAAAACATTAATATATGAAAAATATCAATATGCGGTAAATACTGCGAAATGGCAAGCAGCGCAAGCATGGTGCAAAACAAAAGGTTACACCTTTTTAATTTTAAACGAAAAACATTTAAAATGAATAAAGTAAGTGTAAGTAATAATTAAAGATATATGAGTAACGTTTACAATCTGTTGGTTGAAACTCCCAATTATGAATTAAAATATTTGGTCGAAGAAAAAAATAGAAATTCACCATCAAGCGTTTGGCTTAATGGACCAATGTTAATGGCAAACAAGCCAAATAGAAACAATCGAGTTTATCCATTAGAAGAAATGGTAAAAGAAGTAAATCGTTATACCGATGAAATGATTAGAAGTAGTCGAGCAACAGGTGAACTCAATCACCCAACAACACCAGAAGTTAATTTGGAAAGAGCTTGCCACATGGTAACAGAATTAAAACAAGATGGCGATATTTTTATTGGAAAATCAAAAGTTTTATCAACCCCAATGGGACAAGTTGTTCGTTCTTTGATGTTGGATGGTGTTAAATTGGGTGTATCATCAAGAGCACTTGGAAGAGTAGATGATAAAAATGGAATCGGTCATGTTTCCGATTTTCGTTTAGTTGCTATTGATGTTGTAGCAGATCCATCAGTTCCAACAGCATTTGTAAACGGAATTTTAGAATCAAAAAAATGGGTACTTTCTAATAATGGAGAGTTTGAACCATTTTATGAAAAATTTGAACAAAGTATTTCAAAATTACCTAGAAATAATAAAAAACAATATTTGCAAGAATGTATCATTCAATTCATTAACGAATTGAAATGTTTATCATAAATGTAATTTAAAAAGATAAATATATAATATGGAAGCTCGTAAATTAATTTCAAAATTTTTAACAAGTCTTTGTGAAAAGAATTATTCTGAAGCACATAAAGATTTAGAAAAAGTTGTTGCTCATAAAGCAACAAAGAAAATTGCAAAAACTGCCGAAAAAGTAAAAGGCAAACCTGCCACAAAAACAAAAAAAGGAAAAGCAGGAAAAAATTCAAAAAACGTAACTAAAAAAGGATAAGTTATATTATAGATAATATGAACATCAAAGCAATATTAGAAAAATTTGATAAAGAAGTGCTCTCGGAAGAAGCAGCAACCGCCATTGCCGAAGCCTTCGAAACCGCAGTCAACGAAAAAGTTGAAGCAAGAACAAAACTCGAAGTTGAAAGCGCAGTTTCAAAAATCGATGAAGATCATGCTTCAAAATTAAAAAAACTTTTAGAAGCCATCGATACCGATCACACATCAAAATTAGAAAAAGTGGTTGATGCTATCACAGAAAACCATACAGAAAAATTAAATCAAATTGCTTCATATTATCGCAAAGCCTTAAATGAAAAAGCTAATCAATTTTCAGAAAAAGTTATCAATGAGTTAAGCAATTACTTGGATCTTTATTTGGAAAAAATGCTTCCTCAAGACCAATTGACCGAAGCTGTCAATAATACCTATGCTCGTAAGAAACTCGATGCAATTCGTAATTTAGTTGGCATGGATGCCGAATATATAAACGAAAGTGTCAAAGAAACTATTTCTTCTGGCAAAAAGAAAATTGATGAATTAACAGAAAAACTTAATGAATCTTATAAAGAGAATGAATCTCTTTTACAAAAAATTAAAAAAGCTGAAACAACAGTATTTTTGGAAGAAAAAACCAAAGGAATGCCTTCAGCTAAAAAAGATTTTGTTTTAAAATTATTGAACGACAAAAACAGTTCTTATGTTCAAGAGAACTTTAACTATGTTGTTGAGATGTTCGAACGTAGCGAAGAAGATGCTACAACTGAACTTGTAGAAGAAGCAAAGCAAAAGGCTGTAAGCCGTGATGCTAAAGTTCCTTCTAAAGAAGTTGTAACAGAATCAAAAGAAGCTACTCCTAACGAGGAATATAGTCTCGTTAGCGGATATCTGAATGAATTAAAAAGAAAGTAATTTCTTTTTAATTCGTATTCTATCCATAGGAGAACAATATGAAAAACGTTAATCCAGCCACAGGCTACATTGACCGTTCTCGCGCTCAACAGCTTGTTGAGAAATGGGCACCAGTACTTGATTACACATCCGATAAGGTTGCGCCAATCGAAGACGAACATGCTCGTTTAACAACAGCTATTTTGATGGAAAACCAAGAAAGATGGTGCATCGAAGAAGGATCTGGTGGTAACTCAGCAGGACCTCTCGGAGCATTCGGCACAGGTGCAGGAACAACCTCACTCTACGCCCCTCCAGGAACGGTTACATCAGGAGATAGATATGCAACAGGAGATGCTCGCTTACCTAAGATTCTTATCCCAATGGTTCGCCGTACCTTCCCAGAGCTTATCACAAACGAGATCGTCGGTGTTCAGCCAATGAGTGGTCCAGTCGGATTGGCCTTCGCATTGCGTTATCGCTATGAAGCAGACAGTCTTGGTGCTAATGGCATCGACGGCTATGCTACAGGGTCAACCGATAAGGGACCAGGTGGCGTAGATCGTGGTGTATCAGACCAAGCAGAACTCGGATACAACTTCCTCGACACTCGTTTCACAGGAACAAGCTCATCATTCTTAAGCGGAAACACTGATTTCAGTCTTATCCAATCAGATCGTGGTGTAGCAGCAATCTTGAAAGATTTCGAATTAACAGGAAACATTCCTCAAGTCACAGTAGAATTCAGCAAAACAGCCGTCGAAGCTGGCACACGCCGCCTCGCCGCTCGCTGGAGTGTTGAACTCGAACAAGACCTTAAGAACATGAACGGACTCGATATCGATTCTGAATTAACAAACGCTATGTCGTATGAAATTCAGGCCGAAATCGACCGCGAAATGGTCATGAGAATGGTTCAAGTCTGTCTCAACGCTAACCAAGGAAACGGATACAGCTTCTGGTACGCAGCTTCAGCCGATGCACGTTGGCTCGGAGAGCGTAACCGCGACTTCTACAGTAAAGTGATTGTTGAGGCTAACCGCATCGCAATCCGCAACCGTAGAGGAAGTGCAAACTTCATCATTGCCACACCTCGCGTGTGTGCAATTCTTGAAATGTTGCCAGAGTTTCAATGGATGCCAGTGAATGGCAACATCAATACGCAACCAACAGGCATTGCCAAAGTTGGTACGCTTGGTGGAAGATTCACTGTCTACCGTGACACTCGCACAGATGCTCAGTATCTCGCAGGTCAAAGACAAACCGCACTGGAATATGCTCTGTTAGGTTACAAAGGAACTGAATACTATGACACAGGTATCGTATACTGCCCTTACATCCCAGTTATGATCCAACGCACTGTCGGTCCTAATGACTTCGCTCCTCGCGTAGGTCTTATGACACGTTATGGTGTTGTTGATCATATCTTTGGTGCTAATCTGTATTACCACCTTATCATCGTATCAGGTCTTGGAACAGCCAATGTCGCTCAAGACAATGGCCGTCTCTATCTGTAATCGAATAAGATCGCTCACAAAAAAACCCAACCATCGAAAGGTGGTTGGGTTTTTTATTTAAAAAATAAAAAAAAATTATTGAATAATTTGTTTTATAAGTTTATCAACAATGGCTTGGTCGTTTAAAGAACCAAAATTATTTGGAAATTTGTGTTTTAACGGGTTTAAAAATAATTTATTTCCTACTTGGTGTTTAAGCTCTTTGATAAATTCTTGTTTTTTATTATCATCTGAACTATTATAATATTCTTTTGCATTCATTATGAATTGATCATAAGTTGAATCATCATAATCCTCTGCTTCAAAGTCAAAACCTGCTAATTCCGTGTTTGTGTTGAACTTAATCCAAGGTGTTTCGTTTAAAATTTCGTTTATTTTTTGATCAAATAATTTCATCATCAATACTTATTTAAAATTATTCCAATCTTTCGTAATTACCTTCTATGATATCATCTTTGATTGATTTTTTTGCACCTTTATCAAATAGCTGAGACATTATTTCATCTCTTGTAGCAATTAAAACATTTGTTTGTTGTGGAAGTTTTGGAAGTTTACTATTTGCTTCAATTTCCATTTTTTTAATTTCTTTATTACTTTTTTCTTGTTTGTTTTGAAGATTAATTTTGTTAAGTTGATCTAATGCTTTTGTTGCGGAGTTTATCAATTGAGACAATGCTGCAATTTCTTTTGGATCACTACCTGTTAAAACATTATCTTTTAAAGATTGAACTGCACCTAATGTTGATTCTACTAATTCCGCAGATTTTTTATAAACGTAATCACCAACATTTTCATCGGTAACAGTTTCTGCATTATCATTTTTATAAACCTTTGGTTCTGAAGGAACTGCATCGGCTTTTAATTCTTCAATAATAGAATCAATTTCGCTGTTTTGGTTTGACATTGTGAATATATACTTACTTTCATACTAACAAGATAAAATACAAAATCAACTTTTTAGTATTGTCTTGATGTTTGTGGTTTTTGTGATAGAATTCATAATAATGAATAAATACCAAGATCTTTGGGTTCAAAAATATGCGCCCCAATCTTTAGATGAAATTGTTCTATCAGAAGAGAACAGGGAGTTTTTTTCTTCTATAAATGAAGACACTCCACATTTATTGTTTTATGGTAATGCAGGAACAGGCAAGACAACTTTAGCTAAGATTATTGTCAAAAACATTTTAAAATGTCAATATCTTTATATAAATGCTTCTGATGAAAACGGTGTCGATACAATTAGAAATAAAGTTATATCTTTCTCACAAACGAGAAGTTTAGATGGTAAAAAGAAAGTTATCATACTTGATGAATTTTGCGGAACAACACCAGAAGCTCAAAGAATTTTAAGAAATGTGATGGAAGAGTATGCCAGCACAACTCGTTTTATTTTAACAGCAAATTATATCAATAGAATTACTGAACCAATTCGTTCACGTTGTTTGATTTTTAACATACAACCGAAAATTGAAGATATCTTAAAAAGGTGTTCTTTCATTTTAAAAAGTGAAAATGTAAAAGTTGAAGATATTCAAAAAGAAAAATTAGTTAATCATATTAATTTGAATTTTCCTGACATGAGAAGAATCATTAATGATTTGCAAAAATTTTCTATTCAGGGTCATCTTAATATATCAACTAAAAATCAAATAAAAGATATATCTCAAGAATTGTTTAAAAAGTTATTGGAAAAGAAAGGTGTTTTAGAAATTAGAAAATTTGTCATTGAAGAAGAAAAAAACTTTGCTTCAGATTATCAAAATTTGATGAAAGAGTTATTTGATTTGATATTTTATTCTAAAATTTCTGAGGATAAGAAAAAATCTCTGTTATTAGATATTGGAGAACACATGTATAGAGACAATTTTGTAATCGACCACGAAATTAATTTCTTCTGTTGTTTGATGAATTTACATAAAAGTTTTAATTAGAATATTATCTTTAATGGATAAATATTCTAAATGTCTTCTACAAGAGCAAGAATATTAGCTGATAATATACCTGTTGATGCTGTTACTACTAAATTTTTTGGTAACGGTTCAACTACCAATTTTACAATAAATGGATCGGTGGGGCTTTTAAATCCTAACAATCTTATTGTGGCATTAGATGGTGCTATACAAGAGCCTGGTGATGATTACACGGTTAATACCAATACTATAAGCTTTTCTACTCCACCTGATGATGGAGCAAAGGTTGTTGTTGTTTATCGAAATGCTCCATTTACAACTACCAGCATAGTTCCAACATCAAACACAGTCACAAACGCTTCAATTCAATTAAATGCTGTTACACCAGAAAAGTTAAGCATTGGGGCACCAGTTTGGAACACTTCTGGTAATGTTGCTTTAGGACATTCAAGTCCAACAACCAATCTCCATTTAAACTATTCAAATTATGCTGCTATTTTAATGGGGGCTAATAATTCCACAGGCTTTCTTTTTACTAAAGAAACACCATCAAACACTTTTAATATTTGGGCTGCTCCTGCTGGTTCAGGACCACTTAGATTGCGTATGAATTCTTCTGGTGATGTTTCACTTGGTGCAATAGACCCACAGCATAAATTAGATGTTCATGGTACAATCGGTTTTGGTTTAAGATCTGGTGGCGGAAATCAACCAGGTTATCTTTCAAACATTTGGTCGCCTACAGTAGGCTATAGATTTTTTACTTTAGGTTCAACATACTGTGATTCATCCAATAATTGGATAACAAACCCAAATGCTTCTTTTGGTTCTAATAATGTTTGTACTATTGTTGGAGATACTGGAGGTGGTTTTAGAGTTTATACTAGACCAGCAACTGGAAATACGCAAAGAACTGATTCAAATACGACCTTTGAATCTTATGAAAGATTTAGAGTAGGTTTAGATGGTATTGTTAATACATTTAATAATCCAATTAACAATTGTCCAACAACAGTAAAAGCATATTTAAATTTTAGTGAAGCAACTTTTGCAGCGGCTGGTGGTGGAGCAGGACCAGCAATAGCACCAGCATCAACTTCAATAGATCAAATTGTTGCAGGATTAGATACCGGAAGATGGACGTTTAATAGTAATTGGGGACCAAATTCAATTGGTACAATATGGTATTTTAATATTGCGGGAAACAATCAACAATACGGTGGAGTTGATTGGACAAAGGGTATACAAATTACATCTATAAATGGTACATTTGCTTTTTTTAAAATTTTAGGAGGTCCTGCAACGGTAACACCACCAAATCCAATTGTTGGGAATGGAACAACAAATGGTTATACATATCAAAGTTTTGGAATAAGAAATTCTTTTAATATTGCTTCTATCACCAGACAATTTGCAGGTAGATATCGCATAACATTCAAAACACCAATGCAAAACGATTGGTTTGTTGCTTTAGTTGGTGCTGCTAATTCTCATGTTGGTGATGGTTCTAGTACAGTTATTGATTATGGAATAACTACAAATTATGGTGGAAAACAAGCTTTTTCTACAAAAAATTATATAGATATTTCATCTTTTGATTCATCGGTTGCTGGTGTGGCAATTGACACAGCTTGGACATATCTTGCAATTTTCGATAAAGATTATAATCCAAATTATTAATTTATGAAAACAGTAATTTATCCTGAAGAAAATAATAAATTGTCAATAATGGCGATATTGGATGAAAAAACTCCAATAGAAGAAACTGTTAGGAAATCAGTTCCTGAAAATGTTCCATATACAGTTGTAGAAAATCTACAACTTGATCCAGAATTTTTAGATTGTTATGAATATCGTGATGGTCAAGCTGTTATAAATTACGAATGGGCAAAAGAAATTCAAAAAAATAAATGGAGACAGTTAAGAAAACCTATTCTTGAAAAGTTAGATGTAGAATTCATGAAAGCATTGGAAACAGGAAACAATAATAAAGTTCAAGAAATTGGTTCTCAAAAGCAAGAATTGAGAGATGTAACAAAAACCCTATTGATTGATAATTTGGATGATATTAAAAATGCGATGCCAAACATTCTTCAAACTTTATAAATATTATAAAACATGTCACTGACTAAAATTACATCTAAATCGTTGGGTTCACAGCAAGTTCAAACTGGAAACATATTTGATCGTGCTGTAACCGGACCAAAAATTGCTTTAAACACAATTCAAACGGAAAATATTTTAAATGGTGCCATAACGCAATCTAAACTTGCTCCAGATGCACAAAATGACACATTACCAGTTGGCACAGTTATTTATTTTGCAGGATCAACACCACCAACAGGATATTTTGAAGCTAATGGAATTATTTTAAATAGAGCATTATATGCGGATTTATTTAATGCAATTGGCACAACATACAATCTTGGAGATGAAGCACCAACGGATTTTAGGCTTCCGAATTTAAAAGGAGAATTTATAAGATGTTGGGATAATGGAAGAATGGTTGATCCTGGAAGAACTTTAGGATCTGTTCAATTTGATGCCATGAGAGAAATTGAAGGCGGTGTAAAAGTTGCTGGAACAAACGGCGGGTTAGATGGATATAGCGGGGTATTTGAAAGAAGAGATACTGGAACTGGCTATCCCGCTCAAGCTGCGGGTTTGGCTAATGTCGGTGGACTTACCTTTAGAGCATCTAGAGTTGTTCCAGTTGCTGAAGAATTTCGTCCTAGAAACTTTGCGCTAATGGCATGTATTAAGTATGCGAATATTTCTGCTATTAGCCAAACCGCATTAAATGTTCAAGCATTAGCAGATACAAAATTAAACTTAACAGGCGGAATAATGACTGGAGATTTGAGAATACAAAATGGTGCTATTTGTAGAAGAATCGTAACTCAAACTGATACAGCTAATTATTCGACGGGAACAAGTTGGGCAGTTGGTCCAACTTTTCCAAATATTACAGGATTAAGAGCAGAGTCTTTCATCAGGCTGAGTATGCACACACCAATGAGAAATGATTCTGCGAGTTGGGGTGGTGGTTATATAGAACCTCAAGTCTCATATAACAATGGTACGAGTTGGCTTAGTTTGGGTTCTTCTGGTTATGATGGTGGCGTAATGCACCTTGGAAATGCTGATATTGGAAGTTATTTTCAACAATTTTTGATTTATCCACAACAAATTTCAAATTATTCTTTCCGAGTTAGAATTTTATTTCGCTCTTATGATGGAACCGTTATGATAAACCAATCACACGACATTAATGCAATAAGTGGTACAGCACCATTAATTACAGGTTTAACATCACCCAATCAACATTTTTGTAAAATTATTGTTGAAGAATTTTTATAATATTAAATTTTTGTATTTTTAGTAGGAAGAGAATTGTCTGTAGGTTGATTTCCTAAACTTACATTCACTTGAACTACTTGTGGTTTTTGATCACCAATTGGCTTTTCGTATTTATTTGGAACTCCTTGAACTGGAGGAAGATTTACACCAAAGTTAAGAACTTCCACATAATCCCAGTTACCAGGTACGGTAAACTCTGCCAATTCTGTAGGAGTCGATACGGTTCTTGGATCCATTTTAAGGACCAAGTAAACATCTCCAGTTCCCTCATTACTGTTTGCATCTTTTATATTCTGTTCCGAACTTCTACCAGCAACTCTCTTGATAAAAAAGAAGTAATCTCTTTCAATTAAATCCGTTAACCAATTGATAAAATCAGTGTCTCTTCCATAATGTTGTTGACAATAAGGACTTTTTAAAAATTGTTTTTTTACTTTTATAGGAGAACCTTCACGAAAGCCTCCATTTGAATAATGAGAAAAAGCTGTTTCTAACAGAGTATTAAATTTATTGAACTTTGACATGGTTTATAATATTTACTTCAAAATAAGCCCAAAACCATAAAAGATTTAACAGATTTTGAACATAAGTATTTATGCCGTGGCAAAAGTAGATTTAAATAACTTAATTAGACCAAAACAACAAAACAATCCTTCTACAGTATTGTCTAAAAAAGTAGAAGTACTTGGTTCGGTTTATACAGATTTACATTTAGACTTACAATTTAGTAAAAGTATAGGATTGGGAAATTCACCAGCAAATTCAAATGATATTTTGGTTGATAATGACGAAGAAGCAATTAAAAATTCTATTAGAAACATTTTTTCAATTAGAAAGGGTGATAAACTTTTAAATCCTGATTTTGGTTCTTCTTTGGAACAATATCTTTTTGAACCAGTTTCTGACGTATATGCCAGAGCAATTGCAGATGATATATTAAATACTTTAGAAACATATGAGCCTAGAATTGAAGTAACAAAAGTGACAATTGTTCCTAAACAGGACGATAATCAATATGAAACATATGTCAGATATAGATTTTTAGAAATACAAAAAGAAAGTATTTTAAGTATTATTGCTAAAAGAGGAGGAGAAATCTTAATATAAGATAATTATTACAATGACAAACGACTATTTAAACAATAATAACTCATATATCAGTTTTGACGCAACCAGTATTAGAGATTTAATAGTTAACAGATTAAATCAAAGTGAAATTTTTACCGATCAAAATTATCAAGGATCGAACATGTCTGCTTTCTTGGATATAATAGGTTTTAGTTTTAGCACATTGCTTTACTATTTAAATAAAACATCTTCTGAAACCTTATACTCTGAAACTCAAATATATGAAAATATTAACAGACTAGTAAAAATTTTAAATTACAATCCCATAGGTCGAATTGGACAAAACGTTCCTTTCAAATTAACAGTAAGAGAAAATTTAAATGTTGGAAACTATGTTATTCCAAGATTTAGTTATTTAAGTGTTGGGGGAACAAATTTTTCTTTTAATCGTGATATTCAAATTTATAAACCAACTGTTGGTAACGTTTTAATTGATGAGGTTTCTAACAAATATCTTTTATATCAAGGATTGTTTCAAGAGTATCCTACATATACGGCCATCGGAATTGAAAACGAAGTCATGTATCTTTCTTTTCTTGAGTCTGTTTATATTGATCATTTTAACATTTATGTTTTTGTAAAAGAAAAAAGTAATGGTCGTTGGCAAGAATGGGAAAGAGTTCCTGAAACTTTCTTATACGGATCTAATGAAAATGTTTATCAAATAAGATTTAATGAAAATAAAAGATATGAAATAAAATTTGGAGATGATATTAATGGTAAAAAATTAAAAGAGGGTGATGAGGTTGCTGTTTATTTTTTAAATGTTGATCCCGAAGCTTCAAACATTGGACCTAATTCTATTGGAAAATCTAAAATTGTTCAATACAATTCAATAAGATTTGAACAAATATATAACGACATTAAAAATAATATTTTAGGAGAAATTTTAACTTCTGAAAATTTACAGTATCTAACATTAGATAATGACTACCCATCAACTTTTTACACGGATGAGGAATCTGTTGATTCTATTCGTTCAAATGCAGCAAAAAATTTCAGGTCACAATATAGATTAGTAACATCTTTAGATTATGAAACTTATATTAAAACCAATTATTCAAATCTTTTAGCTGATGTTAAAGTTTTAAACAATGAAGATTATTTAAGAACTCATATCAAATATTTGTATAATATTGGTTTAAATCAACCACAAAAAGATGATAAAATTTTGTTAAATCAAATTAAATTTGCTGATAGTTGCAACTTTAATAATTTATACGTTTATACTGTTCCAAAAAGCGAACTTCAAAATTATTTAGCACCATCACAAAAAGAAGTTATTATCAATGGTTTACAAAATAGCAAAACTTTGACATCAGAAATTGTACCAATGGATCCCGTTTATATTTATATAGATTTTTATGTTAACAGTCCATTTACTTCTCCTAGTCCAAATGATTTGGCAGAAAATTATTTGGTCATTACCAAAACTCCAAACAGTAGAAGAGCCAATTCAGCAATTCTTTCTGATATAGAAAATTTAATTAAACAATCTTTTAACAGAAAAACTAATAAACTTGGAGAATTAATTGACATATACCAGTTGTCTACAAGTATTCTCAACATCGAAAGCGTAGATAGAGTTCAAACTTACAGGGCAGACATAGACGCATACACAGAAGGCGTTTCACTATTACTTTGGAATTACTATTATCCATTAGCTGATTCACAAGTTTATACTCAAAATATAGAGTTGGAATTTTTTCAATATCCAATTTTTAACAATATTGAAAACATTTCTTCAAGAATAAAAATAAACGAACCAACAGGAACAATTAAAGTTGCTGATTTTTAATAAAATATGGAGGAAGAAAATTTTATAGTATATCCAGATAAAGGATATGTAGATATTACTAATTTTAGTTTTAATGTTGATGGATTATCAGCATATAACTATACAAAATATCTTTGGGATTTTGGTGACGGTGTTCGATCTAGAGAAAAAAATCCAACGCATGTTTTTGTTACTCCCAGTTCATTTGAAGTAACTTTAAATGCTTATTATGGGGTAAGCTCTTATGATGTTTATACAAAAAATATAAATGTTGATCTATATCTTAATAATTCAATTTACTTTGATTATGTTCCACCTCCAACTTTTGCAGGACATTTAAATAGATATCCTTTTAAAATAAACATAACTTCACCTGATTTAGATACACATGTTATAGATTTATACGCAAATTTTTCTCGCTCATATTCTCCACAAGATCCAACAAACAAATGGACATTTTTAAGACCCCAATGGAGATTTGTTGACAAAAATGGAAAACAAATTTCACAAATTATTACCGAAGATACCGTCATAAAAGTCGATGAAAATGGAAAAATAAATCCAAACGGAATTGTTGC